AACAAAGGCAAAGTCACCATTGATCCTCGCGTTATGACAATTACTACAAATGTTGAATCATTACATGCTGGACTCACGTCCAACAATCCTATGTCAATTTTGAGAAGATGTCATGTTCACGTTGAATTAAGGGTACGCCCTGAATTCTTAACTGACAACATGCTCGACTCCACCAAAGTACTGGAAAAGTTTGGTACTCTTGAATCTATCAATGATATTTGGCTTATTGATGTCAAAAAGCCAATTGGAGATGGACCAGGAAAACAAATTTTCAGTTCTTGGGAGATCTTACATAAAGATATGGATATTTTCAGTTTCTTGGAGTATGTCGTGCAGATTTCTAAAAAGCACAACACCCAACAAACATCTATCGTAGATTCTTTTAAAGATCCTTCCAGTTTGGTAAACATTTGTTCTGAATGCAACCACATTCAACAAAAATGTACTTGCGAATGCGAACCTCACTTTGGGGAACGTATCGCTACCACAATCAAATCTAAATGTGATTCCAGCTCACTACAAATTAGAAAACTCAAACTTATTACAGAAACAAAAATTGAGGATTTTACTGTCAAAGCTTTGCTAGACGGTTATTCAAAATTTTCTGATTCTGCATTTTCTTCTTGGACTTCCTATGTTCCCGAACAATGGATGGACAATGATTATGTTAAGATGGGAATTTTATCTACTGGTGAGGATTGGATTGGTCAAGAAGTCAAGAAATACCTAATCAATTACACGATTATGGTCACTATTTTGACCTATTGCTCAATGCAACTAAGCACTAACTTTGGAATCCTCATTTTCTGTTGCGCATCATTTTATGTTATGCTCTGCTATGCAGGAATTATTGAGGCTAAGAAGAATGCTTATCTGGAAGAAATTCATAAAAGACGTGGAGTACTACCAGAACTATTCAAATCAGCTCGTGATAAACACGTTCAATACGCTTGTGGCGCTTTTGCTTCACTTGCTGTACTATACGGAGTTGCACAAGTTGTCAAAGCTTTCCGTCAGACTCTATCTATGCAAGGATCTTTGAAGCCTGCTTCAATCGCTGAAATCCGCGCAAGAGATCAACAGGAAAGTCCTTGGACTAAGACTGAACCGGTTAAGGCCTCTTCTCAGCAATATTTTGCCACTAACAATATGGCAGCTAATAGAGTGTCTAAATCTTTAGGTCAGATTTTCATCGAAGATAAGTTTTCGGGCGCATTTGCCATCACAACAGGTGTCATCTGTATTCCCTATCACTTTCTTCCCAATGAAACTGCCCTAGCCAAATTCGTTTTGGGAGGTCGTGCTATCAAGTTTATATTAAATCCTGAACTTGCAGTACGTATTAACCAAGCCGACTTGGCATTAGTCTATGTACCAAACACTGGACCCTTGAAGGACACAACTACCTTCTTCATGGAATCCAATATCACACAACCAATTCAAGCCACTGTAATGGGATTAGATGCTTCTGAAGCCTCTTTTTCTTCCCGTATCATGTGGCAATTTACTCCCGGAGTAAGTAATGGCCCTCATGTATTTAATGGATCATATTATACCTTAACAGGAATGAAAACATTCGCAGGAATGTGTATGTCTCCCATTATCTCTGAAACTTCAGCCAAAGGAATCCTTGGATTTCATATTGGAGGAGTAACCAATACTACAAAGGGATGCGGAGTCTCTGTCCTTATTACCGATCTCACCTTTGCTATGCAAGCACTTTTCCAGCGTAGTAAAACATTCGTACAAGGACCACAAGCTTCTGATGTTGAAGATGTTGTGGCTGGCAAGAAAATTTTAGTCAGCAAGGACATTCACAAGAAATGTCCCTCTAATTTTATTTCGGAAGATGCAGCTGTTGAAGTTTATGGATCTGTGACACGCAGTAACCCATTTGATTCAGCTGTCATTCCGACACCTATTTCCGCTATTGTTGAGGAAGTCACTGGCGTAGCAAGTCAGTGGGGACCACCCAAGTTTGTCCAACCCATCACTCGTGATGATGGACATGTGGATCAACAACGTTGGAAGCCCTGGTATGCTTCTTTGGATGTTTGTTCTCAACCTTCTAATGGGTTTGATCCTGCGCACGTCGAAAATGCAATGGACGATTACCTTTTTGAATTAAAAGAATGTTTCATCTCTCAAGAAGAACTATGGAAGACCGATATGCGTCCACTAAACAATGTGGAAATCGTATCTGGTAAAGATGGTCAAAGATTCATAGATCAAATGAATTCTAGTACTTCCATGGGTTACCCCATTGGAGGGCCTAAATCAAATTACTTGATTGACCTCGAACCTACGGCTGTAAATGCTTCCCCTAGAACATTTAAGCCTGAGATCTGGACGCTTGCAGAAGAACTCGAAGAACGTGCCGACGAAGGCATTTTTCTTAATCAAATCTTCGGCTCATCCCTCAAAGATGAACCAACTAAGATTAGTAAAGACAAAGTTCGCGTTTTCCAAGCTGCGCCCATTGCACTGCAAATATTGATCCGTAAATATTATTTGCCAGTTGCAAGATTCCTATCCATGAACCCATTAGTTGCTGAATGCGCTGTGGGAATCAACAGTCATGGACCGGAATGGAACGAACTTAGTGAACATATGGCTAAATTCGGTGATGACCGCGTCATCGCTGGAGATTATGCCAAGTATGATTTACGTATGCCTGAACAACTCACTCTAACTGCTTTTGCAACTATGATTGAGATTGCTCAATGGAGTGGTAATTATACAGCTGCTGATGTCAAAATCATGCGTGCTATCGCTCACGATGTTTGTTCACCTTTGGTGGCCTACAATGGTACACTAATTAGATTTATGGGTACTAACCCATCTGGTCAGAATATGACTGTCTATATCAATAGCATTGTTAATTCATTGCTACATAGACTTGCTTTCTTCGATGCCTATTCCCCTGAAGACTTGAAAATTATTGGATTTTCTGATTTGGAATTAAATCGTGGAGCAACTTTTAGGGACTTATGTGCTGTTGCCACTTATGGTGATGATGCTAAAGGATCTGTGAGAGTTGGATATGACAAATTTAACCATGTGTCTATGGCCAATTATTTGGCGGCAAACGATATTGTCTTCACCATGCCCGACAAAGAATCTGCTCCGGTAGCTTTTATGTCACGGTTTGATGCTGACTTTTTGAAACGTAAGGACTTATATAATCCTGACTTAGAAATGTATGTTGGAGCACTTGATGAGATGAGTATTTTTAAATCTCTTCATGCTATCATGCAATCTAAGGTTGTTTCTCCATTGTCTGTTAGCGCTATGAACTTAGACGGCGCACTCAGAGAATGGTTTTATCATGGACCACAGGTCTATGAAGATCGTCGCGAACAGGTTTCCAAAATTGCCCTGAAAGCAAATTTAGCTGTTCCTGGACTTCAATTGTCTTACCAGGACCGTGTCGAAAAATGGCACGAAAAATACACCCCACAGTCCGGCACTATTTCGGTAGTAGAGGCTGTTCCGGATGAAGAAATTCTTCTGGACAGATCTGTTGCCCTACTCGGAAAACCTCAATATAGGAATTTCGTTTTAGGATCAACATGTTTTGGGGAAATCGATTTGCTCTATGAAGCTGATGGCGTACTACTTGTAATTGAATGCAAGAGAGTTGTCGGACGCGGTCATGGATGTATGAAGAAAGTCAAAAGTCAAGCAATCAAATATGCGAACACTTTAGCTATCCTCAGACCTACAGCTACTATTTATGGTCTCATTTGTACCGAATATGGGCATTTGCTCGTCGAAACAATTGGAGAACCCAAATTTCCTGAAAAATATGCAGATTTTCTGGATAATGTAGCAATCGATTTTGGATTTCTGTAAATCCACCATTAGACCGATATGTCTATAAACTGTCCGGAGGCGCTAACTCAACGTCAACGAAATTCTACGGAAAAACCAAAGAGCAATATATTACTGATTACGGCTGTAGACATTAGGTTCAATATTTCCTAATGCGCAGAACGCTTTAATATATCAAGAATGAAGTGAATATACTAGATAATATTTATTATCAGTGGTTTTGATCCCCACACATAAAATATGAATAGACTATCGCAATGATGCTTGCTTTAGATCCTTATACAACAAACTGCATTACTAACAATTCAATTTATGAACCACAAAGCGGTTCTCTTGGTGTTATCCAAGAGGAGGGGTCCGCGAACCTTACCTCTCAAATCACTAACTTTCAAGAACAAGATCCTGGATGGACTTCCACTATAGGATCTGGGATGGACTCGACAATGAATCTGAGTAATAACAATGATTCTGACTTGGGAAGTTTTCTTTCGAGGCCTACTCGAATTGCAGAATACTCCTGGGGCGTCAGTACACCTCTCTTTGAACGTTTCAATCCCTGGCAACTCTTCCTCAACGATCCTCGGGTCGCAGAGAAGATTGCCAATTTCGAACTTTATAGAAGCAAACTCCACGTTAAAATGGTTATTTCAGGCACTGGTTTCCATTACGGCAGGGCTCTTGTTTCTTATAATCCTCTCATTGGCTTTGATGAAATTACTACCGAAAGGAATTTCCTGGACGTAGATCTCATTGCTGCCTCACAAAAACCTCACTTTTTCTTGAACCCAACAAATAATTCAGGAGGACAATTAGATTTACCATTCTTTTGGCCGAAAAATTATTTATCTTTAAGCGGTCCCGACCGTGAAGATATGGGGGAAATGGCTATCAAATCCTTTGGTGTCTTACAACACGCTAACGAAGGTAATGATCCAGTTACAGTGACGGTTTATGCCTGGGCCTCAGATGTTGTGCTAACCATGCCTACATCTTTGACTACCCTTACAGCGGCATCTTATGAACCTCAATCCGGTAAACTTAATTCCGGAGATGAATATGGAAGAGGTATTATTTCCGCTCCTGCTTCAGCTATTGCACAAGCTGCTGGCAAACTCACAGACGTTCCAACAATCGGACCGTATGCTCGTGCTACAGAAATGGTGGCAAAAGGTGTAGGAGACCTTGCCACTCATTGGGGTTATTCACGACCACCAATTGTTTCAGATATCGTATTACAGAAACCCTATCCTAGCGGGAATCTATCGAATACTGACGCAGCGGATGCAGTGAACAAACTCTCTCTTGATTCTAAACAAGAATTAACTATCGATTCCCGAACGGTCGGGTTAGATGGTGAAGATCAAATGGATATCTCACGTTTTGTACAAAGAGAGTCCTTTTTAGATCGTTTCTCGATGAATTCTATGGCGTCTCCGGATGCTATGTTGTGGAATTGTAGAGTAACTCCTAATTTATATGGAACGCTAGAGGATGAAATTCATCCAACTCCTATGGCGTATATGTCACAGACTTTTGAGAAGTGGCAGGGTTCGATTAAATATCGCTTTCAAGCGGTTAAGTCGAATTTTCATAAAGGTAAAATATTGATCAGATGGGATCCTAGAGCCCATTCTTCTGATATTCAATACAATACCGTCTACAGTCGAGTCATTGACCTTGCGGAATGTGATGACTTCGAAATTACTGTAGGATGGGGACAAGCAGAACCTTTTCTGTCTTGTGGAGCCATGGATACA